AGCCTCATGGTCAGAAAGGGATGTCGTCGTCCATGTCATCAAAGCCACTTGCGGCGGCTTTAACAGGCATTGGGGCGCTTGTTTTGCCGCCTCGCGCTTGCCACTCAGGTGACTTCTGAATTTTCTCTCTCAAGCCGTTGCTAAAACTCTCAAACAATTCCATGTCAGGCTTTTCAATTTCAAAGATTTTCAGGTCGTTATGCCCATTAGGTAGACCTGCTTTCTTGATTGCTGGGGGTACAGACAGAATGGCTTGGATGTTGGTGTATTCCTTGCCATTGTTGCCCATAGCCTTGATGACCGAAATCATCGCCCACGCACCTATCACGTTATTTATTTCAAAACCTTGTTTCTCTTCTTCAGTAAACTCTTTTCCGCGCCAAGTTTGCAGGTCTTTACGCAGGGTGGCTTTTTCTTCCAACGAGAGCGTAAAGTTCTTGCTTATAGACAATGGTTCACCTTTGGATGTGACCATAGGTTTACCTGTTTCGTCTTCCCCATGCACCTCAAATTGCAACATTACTTTGGGCAGTTTTTTGACTGTTCCAAGGTAGGTTGACTCTTGAGTACCCAAGTCAATAATTCGGTAGCACCGCGCAAGGTGCATTCCTTGGGGGACTGGGGTGAATTCACCGCCGCCGCCACCGCTTTCTTTCGCTATTAAAGCCATCATTCGCTCCTGATTGATAAAGTTTCTAAGGTCACAATAGGACGCTTGGGCAACCCGCATTCACTGCGGATGATGTCCCAATCGTCCCCACTAGCAACGCCTGCCTCAGCCCTTAAAAGAGCCTCCTCAAGCATTTGCATTCTTTCCAACATAAGTTGATTCATTTCGTTTTCGCTATGCATATGTTCGCTTTCAGGTTAAACTGGTTGAAGTGTATCATGTTTAATCTGATGTTGCACAAGTATTTTTTATGGTGTAACATCAACTTAACCAAGAAAGGAATTCGATGACGTTACAAGAATATTTTAAGGACAAGCCTAGGGGGACGATGATTGCGATGGCACGCAAGCTAGGCATTAGCAAAACTTGGTTTTCATTAATAGTTACAGGGCGACGACTACCTAGCCCTGAATTGGCTCGTGATATTGAGTTGCACACAGGTAGGAAAGTGAAAAGGGCGGAACTTCGACCCGATATTTTTGGAAAGACAGCGAAATGATATGGTACAAATTTCACATTGGGGACTACCTCACACATACAGTTCACCTTAGCGATGCTGAGGACTTGGCGTATCGACGCCTGCTTGACCTGTACTATATGAGTGAGAAAGAAATCCCACTCGATACCGAATCGGTTGCAAGGAAGATACGTCTAGATTTAGACATAACCGAATCGGTTTTGGGTGAGTTTTTTGAAAAGACGTCAACAGGGTATTTCAACTATCGTTGTGATGCTGAAATAGCACGTTACAACAAACAAGTTGAAAATAATCGACAGCTTGGGAAGCGAGGTGGCAGACCGAAAAAAACCGAATCGAAACCGAAGTCAAACCCTAAGCAAACCCTAACAGATACAGAAACAGAAACAGAAATAAATACCATATCGTCGGTTTCACCGACTTCGTTGCGGTTTGAAGAATTTTGGGCAACATGGCCTGCGTCAAAACGCAAAGTCGCTAAAACGGCCTGTAAGGCGAAATGGGAGCGTCAGGCACTAGACCCCTTGGCGGACAAAATTATCGCCTCTGTAGCCCGTTTAAAGGCTTCTGAGCAGTGGGTTTTGGGGTTTGAGCCAGCGCCACTTACGTTCATCAACCAAAAGCGTTGGGAAGATGACTCAACAACCGATTCGATTTCGATTGGCAGGAGGGTAATATGACCCCAGTCGAACGTATGTTGGGTATGTTAAGTAAGGTCAAGGGTCGCAACGGTTCTTGGACTGCTTGTTGTCCTGCTCATAACGACAAAGGCCCATCCCTTTCTATCCGTGAAGTTGAAGACGGTCGAATCCTGCTTCACTGCTTTGCTGGTTGCGAGACTTTAAATGTTGTGCAGGCGTTGGGCATGGACATGACCGACTTGTTCCCACCTGACGATAAGCGACGCGAGTACCCAGTCGAGGGTAAGAAGAGCCTAAAGCCTGCGTTCTTTGCCAGCGACCTGATGCGAATTATTTCTTTTGAGGCTTTGGTGGTTGCCATTTGCGCTTACGACATGAGTAAGGGTAAGAAGTTAAGTAAAGTAGACCAAGAGCGATTAAATTTATCCACACAGCGAATTGAAGAGGCAATCAGATATGCAAACGTCTGACGTACAGAAACGAGCGCAGGAACTTGATGAGGCTAGACGCATTCGCGTAGTTCGACCTGATGACATTGACTTTGAGAAGTACCTTAAGGCTAACGACGTGGCTCAGAAGGTTCGTGGCGCACATGAATTCTTAGATGAGATTGAAGATGAGTTGGCAAGTCCAAGCAAGGAAGAGTTTCAAACCATGCCTTGGCCTAAGACCCATACAGGTTTTCAGTTTAGGGCTGGTGAGGTAACGCTATACGCAGGCGGAAATGGCGGTGGTAAGAGTATGGTAACTGGCTTGATTGCTATGGGTCTCATCAAGCAAAAGCAAAAGGTGATGATTGCTTCGTTTGAGATGAAACCAAAGCGCACGTTGTTTCGTATGCTTCGACAGTTTGCTGGCGAGAACATTGATGCACCTCGTTACATCGACAAAGCCAAGTACATGAGAGCGCTGATTGACCGCATGAGAAATTACGCTCATGAGTTCATGTGGCTGTATGACCAACAGGGTACGGTTACATCACAGCAAGTCATTGCAGTCTCGCGATACAGCGCAGTTGAGTTAGGTGTGCAACACATTTTTATTGACTCGCTGATGAAGTGTGTGTCTGGTGAAGACGACTACAACGCACAGAAAATGTTTGTTGATGAGTTGACGTCATTGGCTCGTGACCACAACGTACACATTCACTTGATTCACCACATCCGCAAGTTGGCAAGCGAAGAGGTCAAGCCCAACAAGAATGACATCAAAGGTTCAGGCTCAATAAGCGACCAAGTGGATAACGTGCTGATGGTGTGGCGTAACAAGAAAAAAGAACATGACGCTCAGAACGGCTCTGTTGACCCGCTTATTCCTGATGCCTACCTGATGTGCGAGAAGCAACGCAATGGCGAGTCAGAGGATTGGTATTCGCTTTGGTATCACAAAGAGTCGCAACAGTTTGTTGAGCAACACGACTCTTATCCAATGCAGTTTGACGCTGGAGGGAGGTTTTGAATGAGGCGCAAGAAGGTCAAGGAGAAGACGAACATCGTCACCGTTGTCTCGTGCGGGAAGTCATCAAAATGCGACTCAAAGATAGGAACTCCGCATATCGTTGGCTCAACGGTTACGTTGACAATCTTGGAAGACGTCACAAAGGATGGAACGAACTTCATCCCAAGTCCAGACTTGAAGCGGACGTTAGAGACCAATGGGAAAAAGGCAACAGAGGGAACACAGGGGAATGGAAATGATTGAGATAACTTTGCCTTGGCCTCCAACGGTCAACACTTATTGGCGTAACTTTAATGGTCGCACCATCATCAGCGCGAAGGGGCGCGAATACCGTAAGGCTGTTGCTGACCAAGTTCTGATTCAACGAGCCGCCAAACACATTGACTATGCGATGAAGGTGGAGATTGAATGCTTTCGCCCTGACCGTCGACGTCGTGACTTGGACAACTTGTTAAAGGCTTTGCTTGACTCCATGACTCACGCTGGGGTTATGCAAGACGACGCTTTGATTGAAGACCTTCGTGTGTACTGGGCGGACGATATTGGTGGCATGGTCAAAGTAACCATAGAAGGGGTGCTATGAACTGGATGATTTCTTTGGTCGTGGTTTATTTTTTATTTTCAGGAGAACCGCCTTTGATTGATTTATTGCACGAACACGTTATGCAGTACCTTGCAGAGAAGGGGCGCAAATGAAAACAGAACCAGAATTGATTGACATCTACGCAATGTTTGCATTGATGGCATTGATGCAAAAGCCTGCTAAGACTAAGTCAAAGATTGATATTGCTTACGAGGCTTTTGAGCAGGCGCAAGCAATGATTGAAATTCGTGAAGATTTTGTTCTTGTTAGTAAAAGGAGTAAGTGATGGATATGTTTTTAAATTTAGTCACTTGGTTTTTTATCTTGTCGGGTGCGGTGGCATGGCTACTACTTGGCGTTGCTGTTTTGTTTTATTTTTTGTGTCAACGACCACCAGAAGAGGAGATGTAAATGTTTGAGTCATTCGGAGATTTTTTTTGGACGTTCATGGCGATGTCTGGATTTATGTTTTGGATATGTTTTGTGTTTTTTGTGGGGATGGTAATCAAGCGTAATCGCGCAAAGAAAGGAAGGATTTTTTATGAGTGAAGATAGAGACCCACACAAGGCGGTTGACTACATCTTGCTTAACGGTAAGAAGTTTGCCAAAGCCAAGGCGGAGAGGTGTTACATCGAAGAGTTTCGTAAATCACTTAAAGCGATATTGATGAAGCGAAGCATGGAGAGCGCTATTGGCGCACAAGAGCGCGAGGCATACGCGCACCCTGAGTATGTGCAACTTCTCGAGGGGTTGCGTGAAGCAATTGAGATAGAAGAAAAGTTGCGTTGGGATTTGTTGGGCGCTCAAGCGCGTGTAGAAATCTGGCGCACAGAACAAGCAAACAATAGAGCAGAAGGAAGGGCAACGCTATGAAAACATTTTTTATTGCAGTATGCGCAGTAGTCGCATTGGTTGGGTGTTCATCTAACAAGGAGCCGCACGTCACCGTGCAGAATCTCATCATGGACAGAAACATTCAGCCGTTGAGTCGTGTTGAGCAGATTGACGCCATCAAGGATTGTCAAGAGGCTGGCTTGCGTCCTCGTGTCATATACGGCAAGAGGCAGGTCAATGGCTACAGCGCCGAGACGGTGATTGACGTTATCTGC